CTCCGCCATTTCAACTGGGGGTAAACCCCTGAAGTCGAAATGATCTTCCCAGCAAATTCAGCAAGATGCTGAGAGGATAACGATTTGTCCTCTGACCATGGGCAAGAAACATCATCCAAGAACTGGATATACTTATCCCTTAAGGAATCCTTGAGGATGACAACGTCATCCCCAACCACGAAGAAAGAATTCTCGTGTTTCCCACCATTAAGGTGGAGAAGGGTTAACCCGTGGGTTAAGGTGAAAGACGCAAAGCTAGGATATAATCCTAGAGGTTGCCCTTTCGTCCAGCGGAGATCCCCAATAGGGGATTTCCACACTCCTCGAGAGATCTCTGCAAAGAGGTCAATCGATCTCCAACTTGATTTATGGAAGACAGCACGAAGTGCTGTCAACTGAAGATCAAGTGGAAAGTGATCTGTCGCTGAAGACAGATCTACGGAGTGCACCACCCCATCTAAAAGATGGGATTGGATGAAGGGGATTGCTTTCGATTGGTCGAAAGTACAATCCCAAGGGAGCGATCGTACCAATGAGTAGAGTTCATCACCAAAGGGCTTTAAAGCCTCTTGGTGAATACGGAAAGGAGAGGCAATTGACCTCAACTTTCCACCAGGTTCCTGTAAGAAGTGGATTTCTCCACCTCTAACCGGAGTATGGGGAGTACCTTCATAAATATGAAGAGTCTCCAAGAACTCGATCCTACCCTTTAATCCTTCTAATAAAGGTCTATAAAGATCTTTAAAAGTTAGGTAAAGGTACTGACCACCAGTTGTATTAAACAACTGGAGGTCATTAAGGATTCCCTCATTCTGAGGGACACTCGACCTCCCAAAGAGGGAGGGGGCTTTCTTATTAGGAGAGCCCTGGTACATCACAACAGGTTGTGGTTGCCGTTTCACAACCCGCTTCTTGATGGTTCTCCGTGCAGTCGCACTCACCCCTCCAATGAGGGATTTGGGCGTTGCAGGAATGGAGGAAGGATTGATAGCAGATAGGAACTTTTCCTTCTGGGCCTCAGTGAGGCCTGGAAGAATGTAAAAGCTATAGGCCATAAAGGCCTGTAAGACTTTTACAAAGTTCTTCTCGCTACGATCCGACCACCTTAGAAGTGAACCGATAGTCCCAGCTACATCTCCTCTGCGATTCTTACGAATCCAGGTAAGAGAGGGTAGCCCCGACTTTCGGCGAATGAGATCCACCTTGAGACTCTTAAGTCTCTTGATGGTCCATTCAACTCCCGAACCACGTTCCCACTTAACCATCAGCTCAATGAAGGGCTCAATGGTATAAGAGGGAATGCCAATCACAAAGAGTCGACGTCGTAATCCTTCCTGATGGTGTTGCATTAGCAACATGTCTGAACTCCTTATAAAAGGATGAGGACCCAACAGGGGAACGACGTGTTCCCTTTAAGATCTAGCTGGCACCACAACTCCGGATCGCGAGTGTGACAAGAATGATTCCCACAATAACAATCCAGAACAGATGTCTCTTCCAAACCGAAGTTTCATTCTCTGGGGGTTCCCAATGGGAAGCCAAAGGCCTATTCTCCTGTGATTCGAGCAATTTCTCGAGATCATTAATCCGTTGTTGATACTCGTTGAGTTGAGCCCTCAAGGCGAGGTTTTCAGAAAGAACCTCCACTTGGCGGCCTTCCAACTCAGAGTTAATCAGTTCGGACAGGTGATCTCTCAATTTGCCAGAAGGCAATTGAGAGATAGTACTTTGGATCCTTTGGACCCTTTTGAGTCGAAACTCAATTTGGTCGATCTCATCCATATCTTTAT